ACGACCACGGGCACGCTCAGGCAGAAGATAAACTTCCTCTTCCAGTACTTCCGCAACCGCCGCACGAACACCGCGACCACGCAGAAGCTGTACAAGGAGGACGGCACAACGCAGCTCGGCTCTGCCACTGTGAGCGACGACGGCACGACCTTTGACAAGGGAGAGATAAACTGATGGCTGTCAACCGGATAGACTTCCCAAACGCCCCGAGCGGCTCCGTGGACGCCGCACAACGGACGCAGCTCGGAATCGGCTACAGCGGGATAGCGATCACGGGACCCTCCGCGATCGTCGGCGCCGTGACCTTTGCGGGCGTGACCTCGAGCACGGGCCGCCTCGCTAACGTAAGCGTACAGGAGTGACCAATGAACAAAAATTTAACCGTGCTCCCGGAGCCTGTATACGAAGGATCGACCAGAAAGATCCAGGCCACTCTGCAGGATGCGTCCGGCACGGCCGTACCCGCGTCCAGCCTGGCATCCCTAACCCTGACGCTATTCGACGTTGCGTTGGGCTCGATAATCAACAGCCGCAACGCCCAGGACGTGCTCAACAAGAACGACGTCGCGGTCGACGGGAATGGACTGCTGACCTGGTCGATGCGCACGGCTGACAACGTGATCGTGGACGCAACTCTCGCCGCCGGCGCGTACGAGACGCACCGCGCCATGTTTATCTGGACGTACACCAGCGGTGGCACGACCGAGACCACTATCCACATCATCGAGTTTCGCGTGCTGAACCTGCTCAAGGTGTAATGCCTCTACCCCCCCCCATCCCCTCGATACTCCGGCCCTTCTCGGGCCGGATTTTTTTCGTCGAGTCCCCCAAAAAAACCTTGACATTATTACCTAATAGGTATATAATATAGGTAAGAGATAAGAGATAAACATCAAGGAGGAGAGGACGATGACAATCACGACCACAGAGAGCAGGCTAATCAGTCAGGCGGCGCAGACAGCGGGTATCAAGATAATTACCAGACACCCTCTCCCAGGCACAGATAATAAGTACCTGGTGACGCTGGATGACGTGGGAGACCCGGCACAGGTGATGACGGCGTTCTTGGGGGCGCTGTTTGCGGCCGACCCTCAGGCCGTAGTAGCCGTAGGACGTGTTAAGGTAGATGCACAGACGTTTGCGGCCCGGATGCAGCAGACTAACCCTTAACCTTAACATTGTAGCTGTGGATTCTCGGGCCTGATATAACACACAACCCCCAAGCCCGGCGCTTGCACAGGCCGGGCACAAACGAGAGGAGATGCAATGTATACACTAGCCAACACCTATCACAACACGACGACCAAGACCAAGTACAGCCCTGACGAGAGAGAGCGCATCAACGAGGACATATATAACGGTGATGCGACGGACGCCGAGATACAGGCCCGGCGCAGAGCACGGCGTGCCCTGTGCGGCATCACGGGTTGTACCTGCGGTAACGATTGGGGCGAGCGCGGCTAAGGAGCCCCCGCCGAAACCGGGCCTCACGCCCGGTCTGCCGGAGATGGCCGCCCGGCACTGACGAGGCAGGCCGAGAACCTGAAAAAGGGAGGTAGAAATGAAAAGCAAATACGCATGGATTACGGATTACGCCAGGGAGTTGGCCAGCGAGATAATCCCCGGTGAAATCACGTATCGGCGTTGTGCCCGCATGGGCGGACACCATGATAACCTTAGTGTTATCGTGTGTTATAAGGCCAATGATAACGGCCGCTGGAAATCACAAGGGGAGGTAGTATCGTTGATACCATCTTACATAGATACCCCTGATTTGTCGCGCGGGAGCATCCACAACAAAAGGGTTGCAGACATACCCAGATAACCCCTAACCTAACACGGAGGACGAGGACGATGACAACTATAACGGCGTACAAAGTCACGACCACCAAAGCCTACATGGCCGACGAGTGCGGCACGGGTTACAGCCTCACCCCGTGGGGACGCAATACTGCATATTATGAGGGCTACGACGAGCCCGTAACCGTAGAGCTCGCTGACGACTGCGAGGTTGTGGACCACGATGGCATACCCATGATATCACGTCAGGGAGATGATTGCGTTATGTACCTGCGCGAGGCAATACTGATGGGATACGCTAAGGTGGTCGGCCATGAGTAAGCCCGTACTGACAATAGACCACCCCTCCAGTTCTTACGGCCTGCCCGTGCTCGTGATAGACGGGCAGGCATACGGACCGGCCGACGAGACCCCGCTCGGCCCGGCCGCCGAGGTGGTCCGCGCAACAAAGGGGCTGGACCCTGCGATGGTCGAGAGGTTTCTCGCCCCGCTGCCGCCCTACCCGCCGGCGCGGCTCTGCTGCTACAGGTGCGGACACCGATGGCCGCCGCGTGGCGAGGACCGCCCACGGATCTGCCCCAAGTGTAAGAGCCCATACTGGGATCGGCCGAGGAAATGATTAAGCGAGCGGCCTCCATAACAAGGAGGACGGGTGATGAGAACTAAAAAAACCGCCTATGTAGACATCTCCGATCGGCTCCGGTGGATCGAGGACCGCCTGTATGCGGGCAGTAAAATCAACTGCACGATAATCGCCAACGAGTTCGGGCTATCCATCAAAACGGCGCAGCGGAGCATCAACCTGCTGCGCCGTTATTACGGCCTCAAAATCGAATACGACCCCGACACCAGGAGTTTTTTTCTCGCGTAGTCTATACAATAACCAAATCCAGTGCTTTCAGGTAGTGAAAGCGGCCGCTTTCCGCGAGCCTGGCATAGCCGGCAACCTACATAATACTTACACGGTTTTTATAACTATTTGTTTTTGCATCACAAAAGAGTCTCAAAACCGGACTCTTAATCAGCGGGCCGTAGGTTCGATCCCTACGCGGCCCACCAAATTGAAAGCCCTTGATAGACATGATTATTCTTGTTTATCAAGGGCTTTTCTTTATTTAAATGCCGCTTGACCTTCTCCCGTAATTGCCCTATAATGCCCGCAAATACCCGCAGTAACACAGAAACAACTTACACTATACTTACATTCGCTCAAAAAATGTAAGTGGACCCCGGACAATGGCATACATATACCGCAGAGGCAAGTACTGGTGGGTCGGGTTCACACAGGGTGGGCGGTGCATACAGAAGTCCCTGAAGGTCACTTCCAAACCGGCCGCCCGGGTGCTGCTCGGAGAGTACCAGACGATCGAGGCGAGGTATTATAACCACTCTCATGCGCTCAGCATCAAGAAGAACATCGAGGAGATCGTCGAAGAGTACGCCGGGCTCAAGGCCCGGAAGAAGACTCAGAACTGGTACAAGTGGTGTGGCGGCAAGTTCGTGGACTTCTGCGAGGGGCTGGGCATAGAGAACATCGGCGACGTTTATGTCGATACGATAGACCGCTGGTATAACGAGTGCAAGAGAGCCGGCCGCGAGAGAGAGAAGAAGCTTCGGGAAGAAGACGAGGGGCGGCGGGTGCAGGCAGACCCGGGTGGCGCGGCATCCATGCTCCGAGGCATCAAGGCGATCTTCAACCATGCCGTGAAGCGGCACTACATCACGGAGAGCCCGGCCCGGGACGTCAAGGCCGATAAGCCAACGAAGAAGATCTTCCGGGACCTCTCCTTTGAAGAGGTCGACAAGCTACTCGAAGAGGCCCGCAAGAAAGGCTCACCGTATTATGCGATGTTCGCTACGGCGTACTACGCCGGGCTCCGGGAGGGGGAGCTCATCTATCTTAAACCGGCCGACGTGGACTTTGAGCAGAACTACATCGATGTGAAGAGCAAGCCCGAGAACCTGATCAAGGACCACCAGGAGAGAAGGATCCCGCTGAACGCCAAGCTAAAGAAGATATTAAAAAAACACAAGCCCGGAAGGAAGTGGATGTTCGAGACGTCGCCCGGGGCCCCGCGAAAGCATCACCTGACCCGTGAGCTCCGCAGGGCCGGGACCTGGGCTGAGATCGAGACGAGGGGGCTCAATATGAGGGTCCTGCGCGAGACCTTCGGCTCGCATCTCAGGCGCCGCGGCGTGGACCTGGCGCTCATTAGCGAGTACATGGGGCACTCGTCGGTCGACGTGACGCGCCGGCACTACGCGCATATCCGGCTCGAGCAGACGCGCAAGGAGATTGACAAGCTATAGATCCCCCGGTCCGATCGTCCAGACCGTTATATACTCCTCGCGTTTTTTTATCGTGTAAAAGAGGCGGCCGAGGTAACGCTGGTCGCCCTCATGCTCCATGATCAGGACGATGCCGGGCTTACGGCCGGTCTTGCGCGCGTAGTACATGGCCTGGCCGATAGCCTCCTGCCACTTCCTGGCGAAGTCGACCTCGACGGCGTACTCGTCGGTCAGGCAGTCCACGCGGGACCCGCCCGAGACGACGTGCTCGGTCACTCCTTTATGCTCCGCGCACCATGCGTTCTGGTAGACTTTCTCCGGGTGTATCGTCTGGGCGTAGGCTGCAACAGGAAGAAGAAAAAAAATAAGCAGTAAGGTCCGCACGGTTCGCGCCGCTCACCTCCGTCAGGGCTTTAAAAAACTCTCCGATATCCATCCGCTTCGTCCCTTGTTTTTTGTCTCGATGAGGAAGAACCACCGGCCGCTCACGTAACGACTACCCTTTATCGAGACCGGCGTGCCGCTCCCGATGTTGCCCGCAAGCCCCTGCCCCGGCAAGCCCCTGCCCCCCGGCTTCTTCCAGATGTTCGGCCTTGGGACCACGAGCTCGCCGTTTTCTTCGCCGGAGACGATGACCTTCTGGCCGACGTTATAGGGCGCGGTCGGAGGCTTTTTAGCGACGACCGGAGGAGGTGTTGCTGATGTTTCTGACGGCCTATCGGTGAGCATCCCCAGCCCAGCAAACCCCACGATTAAGAGGATGATGATTACAAGCACGCCGGTGCTCGTCTTCCAAAAAGAGACCGTCGGCACGCCTTTGGTGCAATATGGGCAGGTCGTTGCCTTGTGATGGATCTTCTTTCGGCAGTGTGGACAAGTTCTGTGCGCCATAGTTCACCTCCGTCAGGGGTTCTTCCTTATCTTCTTTCTGCTCCAGACGTCTATAACCTTGCCGACGATGCGGTAGTGTTCGTTAGGCTCGAAGGTCGGGTACTCCGGGTTGTCGCTTTTCAGGTACGGCTTGCCGTCTTTGACCACGTATCTCTTGATCATCGTGCGGCCGAACTCGTCGTTGATTACGACGATGTCGCCGGGTGTTACATCGGCGCGATCGACGGGCAGGAAGACCACGTAATCGCCGTCCTTGATCTCCGGCGCCATGCTGGCCCCGTCGACGATCAGGGCGTAGGCGCCTTTGGGGGTGTCCGGCAGGCTGACGTACTCGCTGATGTCCTCTGAGGCCACGTCCTTGGGGAAGCCCGCCGGAACCCGGCCAAGGACCGGGGTGGGCTCGGCGGCCGCATACTCGATGCGACGGCCCGTGAGGAGCCAGTCGAGGTCGCCGCTGCTGAGCTTGTTGCTGTACTTGCTCCACATGCGGGTAAGGAATTTGCTGTCAGGCGAGGTCTCGTCGTTTTCGTACCGTTCAAGAGTTTTCGCGGCAACCCCTAAATCCTCAACAAATTTTTCCCGAGATAAAAAGAGAGAATTTTCCCTTAGAAAACGCAATCTTACCCCAATGGTGTCCACCTCTTTAGACATAGGTGTATTTTTTTGCTTGACATACTTAGACATATTCGTCTATTATCTCACCCATCACATCACGGGGGTCTGCTGATGCGCGCATTAAAAAACAGATTAAACGAGTTGAGCCGTCACGGGCAGAGATCGGCAGACCCGCTTTTCTATGCCCGGCTCGACGCAAGCGAACGCCTCCCCCTCAACCTGGCATGGAGTGAGTACGGGGGGCGTTCGCTTTTGTATTTCGAGGGTAGCAGATGTGCCGGATAAAATCAACAGTTTAATCATATGTGAACTTTAGCAGACCCTGACAGGGGGCACAAGGAAACACGGAGGGGCGCATTGCCGAGACTAAAGCACGTCGAGTTCCAGTTCCTGCTCTACTCCAAGTTCATCTCCCCGCTCGGCGACGAGCCAAAGCACGACGCCGACCACGCGGCCAGGGAGATCGGCATCTCGCGGTCAACGCTCTACAACTACATCGAGGGCGAGTGCTACTGCCCGCCCGACCTCATCTCTCGCATCTATAACGCCACCGGCGACGTGGACTTTCTGAATTTTATCGTAAACCCCACGGACAAGCGCCTCGTCGACAAGGAGAGCGTGCGCGCAGAGAAGGGCCTGGTCGAGGAGGTGCTCGACGTGGCCGGTACGGCCGGAGGGCTCGTAAATATGGTCCGCGAGGCGCTCGCCGACGGACGGCTGAGCGCGCTGGAACAGCACCAGATACTGCGGGGCATCGAGGGTGTGCATAAGGAGCTCGAGGATTTGAAGGCGTGCATCGGAGGGGGCAAGGGCAAATGAGAAAGGCCATGCCGGCGAAGATAGAAAAATTCTACACAAAAAAAGAGGCCGCAGAGATACTGAGGCGCTCGCCGAAGACCATATCTAACATGATCTCGGCCCGTCAGTTGACCGCGATCAAGGGGCGCCCGGTGCTCATCCCGGCCTCGGCCATAACCGAGTTTTTGGGGAAGAGAAAGGCCCGGGCTCTCGCATGAGGGACTCGGCCGCATACCGCGCCCTGGTCCACCGGCTGTTTGCAAGAGAGATGTCGGGGCGTGAGTTGATAGAGAAGGCCGGGCTGATGACGGCTCGGCAGGCGCGGCTACCGGGCATGTACCCGGGCAGGAGGCTCAAGGCGGGCCCTGCGCCGGAGAGTTCGCGCACCTCCTTGCGCGACCGTGCGGCCCCGGATAGCGGACCCCTTAGCGGGGGCGAGCGACAAGAGCGTATCCGCCGCTCTTCCGGGGCCTAAACTGCGGAACTCTGCGAACGGAGGTGGAGAACATGAGCATACGGACCATAGACGCCCCTGAGAGGGGCGAGTACAAGGGCACACCGACGCTCTCGATACCCACGGGCGAGAAGGGCTACGCGTTCACTTTCGGGGTTAAAAAAGCCCGGGCCATAGTCGCGCACATCGAGGCGATACGGGCGTTCGCCCAGGAGCACGAGGAGGTGGAGGCATGATAGTAACAAAGAAGGAAGCGTTCGAAAAATGGTGTCCTTTTGTGCGAGAGGAAACGAAGGGCGACATTTACGACCATGCTAACCCATATGGGTGTATAGCCAACCGCTGTATGGCCTGGAGGTGGTCCACGGTCCCGGACGACAGCCGCAAGCCGGCCACCGGGTACTGCGGCATGGCCGGCAGGCCCGTGCCGACCGACGAGGTGGCGCCGTGATACGGCTCGGGAGCCAGGTTGAAGTCGAAGGCAAAAAAGGCCGGGTCGTGACTATCTACACGGACGGCCGCGACAAGGACCTCGGGGTCGAGCTCGACGACGGCCCCGAGGTAGCGGTATCGAGAGACGAGGTAGAGCGATGATAAGTCTTTGGCCGCTGGTGCTGGTGATATTTATTGCCTTGAGCGTCGGGGCGTCTCTCGGTCTGCTAACGGCCTGCCTCATCGTGGCCGCGCGCGAGCCGGATGTTTAGCGATTTTACGGTCGGCTTTCTCGTGGGCGCGGTCGCGGGCGCGGGCTTTGTAGTTGTGGCCGTGCTCGCCTGGGAGCTGATAGACGTGCTCAGAGAGAGGGCCCTGCCCGCAGAGCCGGCGGGCCGCATACGCCTGGTGGGAGACGAGACGCCCCCTCACACCGGCTCAAGCGCAAGGAGGATGCCGTGAAAAAAAAGATAGAGGACATGACGCCCGAGGAGGCCCGGCGGTTCACCCGGGTGATAAAACTGGCTGCAGAGCTCGATGTCCCGGTCATGGTCTTTACTACACCCGAGCGCTGCCTGAGCGCATACAGGCACATGGAGCTCGGCGCAAAGGTCGCGTCCGGCGAGCTGGTCTATTATGAGCCGCGGCAGGAGTACAGGCAGTGAGCGTCTTCGCCTGGCTGATGACGGCCCTGTCAATCGCCGGGACCGTGCTCGTGGTCAGGCGGCGGCCCAAGGGGTTTGCGCTCTGGGTCGTCTCTAACGTGGGCTGGGTGGTAATCGACTGGCGCGCGGGGCTGATCTCGCAGGCCGCGCTCTTTGTCGTCTACCTGGCGCTCTCGCTCTGGGGCATATGGGAGTGGAGGCGGGAGAGGCGCTGATGGAGGGATTGGAGCTTATCGAGTGCCGGCCGTACGAGGCACGGATAACGGCCCGGGTGTGCGCACTGAGGCGCGTCAAGGCCGAGGAGGTCCGGGACCGTTACGGACTGCCGCCTGCAAGCGTACAGAAGTGCGTGGAGTGCCCGGACGCGCGCGAGCCGGAGCCGGGCTCTGTATGCGCCACAAGGGGTTGCCCCCGGCCGGCCACGCGCAAGGGCGGCCACTGCGGCAAGCACGGCGACAGAGAGCGACACCTGGCCCGCATACTGGACGCGCGCGAGGGACGCGACGAAAGACGCAAGGTAAAGGAGGCGAAGGTGGCGAAAAAGACAAAGACGTGCATCGCATGCAAGCGCAGTATCGGCCCCGAGGAGCGTGCATACGCAGGGAAGTGCCCCGACTGCCGGGCCCCGAAGGGCAAGGCGAAGAAGGCCGCGCTTGAGCCGGTCCGTCCGGCGACCGTGGACTCGGACAACGAGGCCGCGGCTGCCATCCGGGCCGAGTGCAGGGGCATAGAGGCGTTGCTCCTCGATAAGAACCGCAAGTATGGCAACTCGGCCCTTGAGCCTGTCCGGACGTTCTCGCGGGCCGACCCGATAGAGCAGCTGAACGTCCGCATAGACGACAAGCTCTCGCGCATACAGAGCGGCCAGGCCGACGACGACGAGGACGTGGAGCTCGACCTGATAGGCTACCTGGTGCTCAGGAGGATAGCGAGGAGGAAGCCGTGACGGAGCTCCAGAAGAGGCGCATCTCTTCTTATCTTGCAGGCGAATACGACACATACATGAGATTCGACCGTGACGACCTCGCAGGAGCCATCGAGCCCTTCTCCTTCCCCGACGAGGACAAGGGAGAACTCGTCGACAACGAGTATCAGAGGGGGCGGGTATCGGCGCTGGAAAAGATACTGTATGAGCATCTAAGGCGCGGAGAAAGCAGACCATGAAAAGAAACCGGACATACCTGCGTTTCGAGTGCGGCGCGCGGCTACCGGAGAAAGGGTTTCTCGTAGAGCCTTACCGCGAGCACGCCCGCAAAATATACCGCAGGGCCAGGAAGGACGGGAGATATAGGATTATAGTCTGGGGGCGAGGTCCTCGACGAGATATACGATATGATTTTCTCCAAGGAGCTCAGGATACCGGAGGGGTTCACGAAGTGACGTGCAGGGCGTTCGTCATAATGTATAAGGAGTTCGTATGTATCAGGAGATCGATATCAAAAAGCTGAGGCCCTCGGGGCTCAACTACAGGAAGAGCATGGACAAGCAGGCGCTCGAGGAGCTCACGGCCTCGGTCAGGGCAAAGGGGGTCTTGCAGCCGGTCCTTGTCAGGCCGCTGGGCGGCAAGGGCAAGGCCAAGGGCAAGGGTAAGGCCAACGGCCAGACGCACGAGATCGTGGCCGGGCACAGACGTTTTACCGCGGCCAGGGCCGCGGGGCTCAAGGTCCTGCCGGCCATCGTCAGGGACCTCGACGACGAGACGGCGCTCGAGATCCAGGTGATCGAGAACAGCCAGCGCGAAGACCCCAACCCCATGGACGAGGCCCACGGCTTCAAGCGGCTCATCAAGATGGGTAAACACACGCCCGAGACCCTGGCGCAGAAGATAGACCACTCGAAGCGCTACGTGCTCGAGCGGCTGCGGCTCCTCGACCTGCCGAAGGCCGCCCGCGAGAAGGTCGCCGCCGGGGATCTCCCGCTCGGCTCCGCCCTCCTCATAACGCGCATAAAAGGCGAAAAGGAGCAGGGCGAGTTCCTCGACCACGTGCTCCACGGCGAATACGGCAACGGCATGACGATCAAGGACGCGAGGCAGCTCCTGCGGCAGGACTACATCCTTGACCTCTCCAGCGCGCCCTTTTCCACATCGGGGTGCAATGCCTGCCCCCTTCGGTCCATAAACCAGATAGACCTCTTTCCCGAGCTGAAGGACAGCGACGAGTGCACGGACAGGGATTGCTACAGGAAGAAGACGATCGAGTTCTACGAGGAGATGCTCGCCGAGAAGGCCAACGAAGGGTTCAAGATCGTAAGGACCGCGCAGAAGGTCAGGAGCAACCAGAAGATATCGGCCACCACGGACTCCTGGGACGAGGTGAAGCCGAAGAGGTATAAGTCCGCATGCACGAAGTGCCTCGACAACCACGCCTGGTATTTCTATGAGGAATACGGAAGGATACACTTCGGCGAGATATGCCTGGACAAGAAGTGCCTGAACAAGATGAACGCGCCGAAGGGCAAGGCCGGGGAGGCCCATGGCGTCTCGAGCATGTCCCACCAGGACGCGGCGCTCGAGAAGATGCGCCGCGCCGAGCGGGCCTCGAAGTGCCGCGACAGGTGGCTGAGGCGCAAGCTCGCCCCGAGGGTCGCGTGCTCGGGCACGCTCCAGAGGAGGCTCGCGCTCCGGGCGATCATGCACGACACCTACCACTGCCGCGGGGCGGTCGTGAAGCTCCTCACCGACGAGAAGCTCCCGCTCGGCAGGTTCGAGAAGCAGGGAGAGGTGTACATTGGCGACGAGTACGAGCTGGCGTTGCTGGTCCCTGAGCTGCTGCTCGACAGGGCCATAAGAGCGGCCCTGGTCGCCTCAATCGAGCATCTCCACGGCGAAGACGTGCTCCTCAAGATGATGGACGAGGCCGGGCTCGACCCGGAGCGGGACTTCGAGCTCGACAGGGAATACGTAACCTCGCAGAGCTTCAGGACGAAGGGAGACCTCCAGGCGCTGGCCCGCGAGCTCGGCATCGACGGCGCGAGCACGCTCCCCAAGGACGCCCTCATCGACAAGATACTGGCGGGCCCCATCCTCGGGCGGATGCCCGGGGAGCTGAAGGCGGCGTTCAGTCCCGAGTGGCAGTGCCGCGTCTGCGGGGCCGAGGAGAAGGAGAAGTGCGTTTGCCATTACGCCCCCTGCCCCTCCTGTGGCGACGACCCGGAGATCTGCGGGTGCAAGCCGTGAGACTTGTCGACGAGATGAGGGCCGAGAGGGCACGGCAGATCGAGAAGTGGGGGCGGCAGAAGCTCTCGCTGAGGGTCTGGGCGTGGGTCTGGCTCGAGGAGGTCGGCGAGTACTGCGAGGCCAGGCTCGAGCTGAGGGCGGCCGAGAAGGAATTGAAGGCGCAACACGAGAGGTTGAGCCAATACGAGATTCGCGTGCTCTTCGGGCCGTCCGTGGACCAATGGCGCGCCCGCGCCCGCGAGGAGCTCGTGCAGGTCTTGACCGTCGTATGGGCCTTTGTGGCTGATTACCGCCCGTGGCACGGGCTATGGAGGGTGTGATGTCATTTGAATACGAGCTGAGAGGGTTCGATAATCTCAAACGGCGGCTCAGCGACATGGAAAAACGGCAGATACCTTTTGCCACGTCGCTGGCACTTAATAGTACCGCCAGGCTAATCAGGAAGGAGGCCGTCAAAGAGATGAAGAGCGTCTTTGACCGCCCCACCAGGTGGACGCTGGCTAGCCTCCAGTTGAAAATGTCTACCAAGAAGAAGCTGGTGTCGAGAGTAGAATACAAGGCGCAAGCAGGCAGGTATCTCTCGCCGGAAGTATCAGGCGGGCCTCGCGAGCTCAAGCCATACGAAAAGGCGCTGTGGAGGTTCGGCGTTCTGCCGACCGGATACTACACCGTGCCCGGGGCCGGGGCGAAGATAAACAAGGCAGGCAACATGAGCCCCGGGCAGATCACGCAGATACTGACCGGGGTGAACTCGCTCCCGGGTATGTCCGATACCGAATTCTACGGCAAGGTAGGCGGCTTCAGAAAGAGGTCTAAAAAGACAGCTAATTACTTCGTCGTCAAGAAGAAGCTCGGCGGCCTCGTGCCGGGTATCTATATCAGACTCGCCCAGAAGAGGAAGGGCATACGGGGGCTTAAAGACCCGCGGGTGAAACAGAAGGGCCTAAAGCGGGGAAAGTTCTACTCCGTCATCCAGGGCCGCAGAGTTCGGCCCGTGTTGATATTTGTGAAGGGCCCCCCGCGCTACAAGAAGCGGCTGCCGTTCTTCGAGATAGCACGGAAGACCATAGACAAGTATTACGCGCGGGAGTTCGACAAGGCCTTTGCGCACGCAATGAGGACGGCAAGGTGATAGACAGCCAGGGGGACTCGTAGAACGGGCACACGGTGGCGTAAGCGGTGAACAGGCACGAACGTAAGCGACAGGCAAAGAAGGCCCGCAGGAGGGCACGAGAGCGCGCCAGGCGCAGGAAGCACAGGCGGCGGCCAAAGGAGACTGCAACGACCTGGGGAGGGTTGACGGCCGCAGAGATCATGGCCTCCCTCGCACACAGGACACTTGACCGGGCCGTCGAAGGCACGGCGCACCAGGAGGATCGTGAGCACAAGAACGAACAGAACGTCCGGAGTTAGATCTAACAGAGACGCCGGCGCCGTAAACGGCGCCGGCAACCTTATGGTCTCTTCTTCGGGTTACTCCCTATTTATTTTTTTTGCCCGGGGCCGCCCCCTCTCCCCCCTTAAATAAAATCAGGCCAGATATCCTGATGAGAGGGGCCATAGAGAGGCCATAGAGAGGCGGATAGACACCAAAACAAGGCGCGGGTCCTTCCCGGGCTCTATGCCGTGCGGGTAATTTAGCCCCCGAACTTTTTTTGCGACTCAAAATTTTTTAGGCGCGGAATAATGGAACGAACCGAGCATTCAACAAGCGTTTTCGACGCAGGCACCCGGCCCGAGGCTCCTGCAAGGCCGGGGCACTTCGCCCCTTCGGACGCGGCCGGGGTGTTCTCGGCCGAGTTTCTCGACGAGGCGACTTGTCGCGCGTGGGTATTGCGTCGTCTTCACCCGGGCGATCCGCGCTGTCCGTCCTGCGCCGCGCTCATTGTCGACGCCACGACCTTGCGCAACTTCTGGTCTGGCCGGCGGTGCGTGTGCAAGAGTTGCGGTTCTTTTTTTACTGCGACGAGCGGCACGTTCTTGCAGGGTGTTCAGCTCGGCTACCGCAAGGTCTTTCTCCTCGCGGTCCTTGCCGACTTTATGGCCGCCGGACTCAACGTCCAGCGCCTGGCCGGCGTGCTCGGCGTATCACCCGACACGGTCCGCATCTGGATCCAGAAGTTCAAGGCAATAAATGACTGACGAGCTTGACGAGACAACCGACATCAAGGCGGCCGTCGAGGCCCGCAAGAAGGCCGAGGCCGAAGAGCACCCGCCCGAGGACGGGGCCGACGGCATCACCCCGCAGTTCGTTCGCGAGTGTTTCGACGCCAGCCGCCTGGGCGACGGCACGCTCTTTGCCGCGCTCAACCGCGGCCACTACCTCAACAACCTGACCACAAAGGACGGCTGGCATTTTTGGACCGGCCACCACTGGCGGCTCGACGATCTCAACAAGCGCTACGCGGGCGTGGAGCTGGTTGTGGCCGAGTACGAGAGAGAGATGGAGAGGATAAAAGACGACATCCGCGAGGCATGGAAGAAGAACGCGAGGGAGCTTGCCGGCCGTCTTGAGAAGCGACGCGCCTCTATCCGCTCCCGCATAAAGAGCCTGCGCGACGACGGCGCGGACAAGTGCCTGACCTGGGCCACGCGCATCGAGGGCGGCCTGGGCGTGCGCGGTGAAGAGTTCGACCGCGAGCCCCTGTTGCTCGCCTGCAAGAACGGCGTCATCGAGCTCGAGACCGGGCGTTTCCGCGACGGCCGGCCAGAGGACCTGCTCACAAAGAGCGTGCCTCACGAGTGGCAGGGCATCGACGCCGAGGCCCCCACGTGGGAGCAGTTCCTCGACGACGTCTTTGCCGGCGACCGCGAGCTCATAGCCTACGTCCAGCGCGTCTTTGGTTACGGCATCACCGGCCTCACGATGGAGCATATCTTTCTCGTGCTCCTGGGCGAGGGCCGCAACGGCAAGGGCACGCTCGTCGAGACGATCAAGCACGTGCTCGGCGACCCGGCCCGCCCGATCCAGAGCGAGATGCTTCTCGACCAGCGCTCGGCGCGTTCGAGCTCCGGGCCTTCGCCCGACATCATGGCGCTAAAGGGCCTGCGCATAGCCTTTGCATCTGAGACCGATGAAAACCGGCGCTTCTCGCCGGCCAAGGTCAAGTGGCTCTCTGGCGGCGACACGCTCGTCGGCCGCAACCCCAACGACAAGTACGAGACGGTCTTTGAGCCGACCCACCTGTTGTGCCTGCTGACCAATCACCTGCCGCACGCCCCTTCAACAGATTTTGCGTTCTGGGCGCGCGTGCACCTGGTGCCGTTCGACCTGCGCTTTGTCGAATCTCCCACGGCCGAGAACGAGCGCCCCCGGGTCAAGGACCTGCCCGACAAGCTCAAGGCCGAGGCCCCGGGCATCCTCGCGTGGCTCGTGCGCGGTTGCATCGATTGGCACCAGCGCGGGCTCGACCCGCCGCGCAAGGTCATGGCCGCGACCGAGAAGGCCCGATTGAACGAAGACGTCATCGCCGAGTTCGTCGAGGCCGCGTGCGTCGAGGACCCGGACGAGCGCATAACCTACGGCGAGGTCTACAAGGCGTTCTGCGCCTGGTACGAGATAAACTACGGCGACCGTTTTCAGGTTAAGAAGAAAAAGTTCGGCGCTCTGCTCGAGCACCGTTTTCGCAAGGACAAGGTCGGTGGAACGGTGTACTTCTTCGGCCTGCGCACTATGACCGAGCTCGAAAAGCTCTCGGCCGAGACGCCCGACGACGACCCGGGGGTAGGATTTTAGGATTTACGAAAAACGCGGGAATCTCGTTTATCCTGCAACCAACGGCTTGATTTAAAAGGAGAAAACGGGCAAACAGGATTTTAGGACGTCAATTATACAAAGTCCACTCACGGAATAAAGAGGCGCTCTCGTGCGTATAGTATACAGGATTTATATCCTGTTATCCTATGTGAGAGAAAAAGAATAAGAAATAAAAGAACTTAAGGCCCGTCCTGCCCAGGATTTACGAATCCACGACCCAGGACAGCAGGATAAACAGACAAGGCCCTTGTATATGAACACTCTCGACATCGCTACATCTTGTGGTGTGGCCCCGAAGAAGGTGGCCGGGACCAACGGCGGCGAGTACGCCTCGGCCTGTCCGATCTGCGGCGGGACCGACCGCTTCCGTCTCTGGCCCGCCCAGGGCGAGCACGGCAAGTGGTGGTGCCGCGGCTGTGGCAAGGGCGGCGACGCCATACAGCTCCTGCGCGACGCCAAAGGCATGGGCTTCAAGGAGGCCTGCGACTACCTCGGCCACACTCCGGCCGCGAGGACCGTCGGCCGCACGCCCAGGTCCCCGCAGGCTCAAGGCGCCGACTGGAAGGCGAGAGAGACCCACGACCCGGTCGATACCTGGCAGGCGAAGGCCGCGGCCTTTGTCGAACACGCGCACAAGGCCCTGCTCTCCAACAAAGACCAACTCTCCATACTCGCCGAGCGCGGCATCCGCGAGGAGACGGTCCGGCGTTTCCGCCTTGGATGGAACCCGAAGGACCTCTGGCGAGCCAGAAAGACCTGGGGGCTCGAGGAAGGAAAGAAGCTCTACTTCCCTGCCGGCCTCGTCATCCCGCATATCGTGGACGCTGAAGTCCTGCGCATCCGCTTCCGTCGCGCAGAGCTCAAGAGACCCGGCGACGCTCGCTACATCGTCCTGGCCGGCTCGAACATGGCCGCCATGGTCATCCCACCTGTACCCTCTCCGCGGGGGGAGAGGGCACAGGTCGTCGTCGAGAGCGAGCTCGACGCCCTGCTGATCGCGCAGGACGCGGGGGACCTCGTCGGGGTAGTGAGCCTGGGCAACAGCACGGCCCGGCCGGACCGTGCGGCCCGTGAGGTCCTCGACCGCGCGGCGTGCATCCTCGTTGCGCTCGACTCGGACCCGGCCGGGGCAAAGGCGTGGACCTGGTGGACGACCCACTTCACTCAAGCCGACCGCTGGCCCGTGCCCCGGGGAAAAGACCCGGGCGAGTACCACAAGGCCGGTGGCAACATCCGCGAGTGGATCCTCGCCGGCCTGCCGCCGGGCCTCAAACCACAACCCGCCCGTCTAACAGAGGAGGCCCCGGGTCCTTGCCCGGGGCAGGCTCCAGCGACGCAATCCCCCGACGACGAGCTCACCCCCTACGTCAAAAGAGCGGACAAGTGCCCGTCCTGCGGCAAACGCCTCACAATCTACGAGCCGGCCGAGAGGCCTGCAGGCCCGGTCTCCTGCTTCGCCTGCCTGCCCGAGCCCGAGCCACCGCCCAAGCCTCAGCTCCGGCAACCGGCTCTGATTCAGGGGCCGTAAAGCTGGCTGTAAATCAAAAACCAGATCAAACCCGGGCAGATAACTACCCGGAAACCCTTTAAAAACCTTTGATTTAAAACCATGACAAAGCGAGGAAAAAAACAGACCATGAAACTCTCCGACCTGAAACCCGCCGAGTACAACCCGCGCAAGATGTCGCGCAAGCAACTCGAGAGGCTCCGCAAGTCCCTCGACGAGTTCGGCGACCTCTCCGGCATCATCTACAACCGGCGCACGGGCAACCTTATCGGTGGGCACCAACGGGTCAAGGCCCTACCTCTCCATGCCGAGATATTGTGCGACCGGCTCGCCGGTCCCTCCAGGGCCGGCACGGTCTCGACCGGCGTCGTAACGGTCGAAGGCGAGACCTACTCCTACCGGGAGGTCGACTGGCCCGTAGAGCGTGAGAAGCTCGCCAACATCGCGGCGAACAAGCACACAGGCGAATGGGACGACGAGAAGCTGACTGAGATAATGGAGGAGCTCTCGGCCCTGCCGGACTTCGACCTTGACCTCACGGGCTTTACCGACCGGGAACTGGAGGCGCTACTTGATACGGTCATAGAGGACGACTTCGACGCGGAGAAGGAGTACGGGAAGATAGTCGAGCCCCGCACCCGCCGCGGCGACGTCTACCAGCTCGGCCCGCATCGTCTCATGTGCGGCGACAGCAGGGCCGCGGCCGACGCCGCGGTACTGATGGGCGGAGAGAAGGCACGGCTCGTCTTCACCGACCCGCCCTACAACGTGGACTACAAAAGCCCGTCCAGCCTGAGTTACGACTCGAAGAAGTACGGCGGCTCGGGCGGCAAGATATTCAACGACAATCTGAGCGACGACGAGTGCGTGAAGCTCTACACCGAGGTCCTCAGGAACCTCTACACTCACACCATGGACGACGCGGCCATCTACTGGTGGTTCGCCTCCCGGAACCACCATCTGAACCACGCCGCCTTCGCGGCCGCGCGGTGGCACATGAGCCAGGTCATCATCTGGCTCAAGAACTCGATGATATTCGCGCGCGGCCAGGACTACCACAGGCAGTACGAACCCTGCATGGTGGGCTGGAAGAAGGGGAAGAGGCACTATACGAGCAGGCACATAAGGAACTACAAGGACGTCTTCAACCTGGACTTCGACGACTTCGTCGAGATGCTCGACGTCTGGTACGAGCGGAGGGACGCGACCACCGGATACATGCACCCCACGCAGAAGCCCGTGAGGCTCGCCGAGCGGGCGCTCAAGAAGAACAGCGAGCCGGGCGACGTCGTTCTCGACCTCTTCGGTGGGTCGGGGTCCACCCTCATTGCGTGCGATCAGATGAGCCGGAGGGCGTGCCTCATGGAGCTCGACCCGAAGTACTGCGACGTCATCGTCACCAGGTACGTCAAATTCACAGGCAACAAACAGATCGTCTTCAACGGGAAGAAGAAAAACTGGAGAATTTAAAAACAGCGGACAGCAGTCAAGGAGCACAACCTCCCCAACCCTGCGCGGCAACGCAGGACGGACGGACCGCTACTGCCCGCACCCCGGCCGGGGCGGGTACATAGTAGCAGGGCTGTCCGGTAAAATCAACGGGGAGCACTGTGATTGACATAGCCGCAAAGGTCGAGGGCCTGCTCGAAAAAGAGGATGCGCTTCTGGCGCGCGCCGTTGCCCAGACGATGAAGAGGTACCATGACGATCCGTCCGCAAAGAACCTGCGTGACATGGAGGCCGCACAAAAGGCGATGAAAAAAGCACAAGCCCAAAAACCCCCGAAGCCCAACGCGCACGAGAAGGCCCTGGCCTCTGCGCATCGCCGTGCGCTCGCGGCCGTAAAGAAGAGGGCGTCGGTCGAGAATATCAAGGCGGTTGAGGCGGCCGAGCGCGCTCTCTCCGACTACCGCGCGCGCCGGGCCGCCGCGGCCGGGGCCCCGGAGCGCCGCTTCAAGACCCTCAAGGAGGTCCTCTCGTACCTCAAGGACGAGGGCTGGAAGGTCGAGAAGTCGAAGCTCTATGCCGACAAGAACAAGATAGACCGGCAGAAGGACGGCTCGTACCTCGCCGCCGACGTGGACCGCTACGCGAAGCTCTGCCTCTCGCGCCTCGACGGCTCGGACGAAACGCCGGTGGACGCGGCCGAGAAGCTCAAGTGGGAGATAGAGTTCAACAAGCAGCGGGCCAAGAAGCTCGAACTCGAAAACGAGGTGGAGAAGGGGCGCTGGCTGCTCAGAAGCGAGGTCTCGCAGATGTTCGCGGCCAGGGCCGCGCTGCTCAAGGACGCCGTGGGCCCGGCCTTCATCCACCCGCGCGTGGCCGACGTGATAGAGCTCGTCGGCGGCGACCAGGCGAAGGCGCCGGAGCTCATAGCCTGGTGGCTCAGGGAGGTCGAGAAGCACATGGACCAATACAGCCGGCCGCTCGAGTTCGCGGTGCCGGCGCAGACCAAAGGAGAGGAGGATACGAGGTGAGAAAGATGCTGATCGGGACAATAACTGTCGTACTGACTGTCGCGGCGACCTACGGTGCCTACTGGATTGCCAAGACCGTGAGCTATAAAGTCTTCTACAAAGACATGGTAAGGGAAACCATTCACGAGATGGTAAAGAAAAGCGCACTAAGATGAACACCGCCGAGCAGACATCCATGTTCACCACGGTCCGTTTCTTTCCGGAAGAGCGCGAGGTCTTCAGGAAGAAGGCGCGCCTCAGGGCCTCCGAGTGGGCCGAGGCTCGGCGCTGGGTAACCATGGGGGCGCACGTGGGCCCGTGGCGGAACGACATCTCGCCGCATCTGGTCTTCATCATGGACACCTTCGACCTGCCCCACGTGCGCGAGGGCGTCATCTGCGGCTCGCCGCAGACCGGAAAGACCGAGACGCCCTACAACCTGTTCGGGAAAGCGAAGGAGTACGACCCGTCGACCATGATGGCGATAATGCCGTCCCAGGCCAAGGCGCGCGCCGTCGCCGAGGACCGGCTGATACCCATGATCAGGCAGAGCCCGGGCCTCAGGCACCTCGTCTCCGACAACCCGGACGACACGGCCAAGCAGCGGGTGAAGCTCCGTAACGGCGCCATCCTGTACATGGCCTGGGCCAACTCGGCCGACGCGCTCGCCGGCTGGCCGATAAAATACCTGCTCTTCGACGAGTGCGACAAGTACCCTCCCACTGTTGGCAAGGAGACCGACCCGATAACCCTCGGTGAGAAACGCGTGAGGACGTTCCCGCACACACACAAGATATTCAAGGTCTCTACGCCGACGCGCGAGGATGGCCCGATATGGCAGGCCCTAAAACGCTGCGACGTGGAGTACCACTACTTCGCCCGCTGTCCGTCGTGCGGCGAGGAGCAGGCCTTCAAGCTCGACCAGCTCAGGTTCGACGAGAAGGCCGCGCCCGAAACCATACGCCGCGAGCACTCGGCCCGCTACGAGTGCGAGGAGTGCGGCGAGCTCTGGACCGACAGGGCGCGCGACCGCGCCGTGCGCGCCGGCCGATGGAAGAGGGTGCGCGGCAAGGACATCCTTCGCCCCAGGGCCGTGGGCTTCCACCTGCCGAGCTGGGTATCGAGCGACGTCTCGCTCTCCGAGATAGCCGCGGCCTGGGTGGTGGCGAAGAAGAACAAGGTCAAGCTCATCGACTTCTACAACGACTACCTGGCCGAGCCCTACATCGAGAGCGAGGAAGGCGAGAGCGTGGACTACGAGGTCCTCTATGAACGCCGCTACAACTACGCCCCCGAGGACGCGGATTGGCAGGTGCCCATGGCCGCGTGCGTGCTCACGGCCGCCGCCGACATACAGAAGAACCGCATCGAGGCCGAGGTCGTGGCCTGGGGGCCGGGTCTCGAGTCCTGGGGCATAGAGCACCGCGTTTTTCCTGGCGACACTTCTTCTAAGGACAACCCGGTGTGGAAGGACTTTGACGCATGGAGGCGGGGGAACGAGTGGACGCACGAGAGCGGCGTGCGCCTGAGGATCGTCACCTGCGGGATAGATTCCGGATACCGCGCCCCGGAGGTGTATCGTTACGTGCGGGGTAAACAGGGGGCCCGGGTCTACGCGACGAAGGGGTCGAGCGCCAGGGGCAAGCCGCTCCTCTCGATTCCTTCGGCGAAGGCCGCGAAGAAGGCGCTGAAGGACCGCTACCGCGTAGTGCTCATAACCATCGGGACCGAGGCCGCCAAGGATATGATCCACGAGTGGCTGCAACTGAAAGAGCCAGGGCCCGGGTACATGCACTATCACAAGGGTTACGGCCTCGACTATTTCAGGCAGTTGACGGCCGAGCACGCGATAACTAAGTACGACGCCAGGGGCCGCCCCTACCGCGTGTGGGAGCCGAAGCACCGTGACTCACGCAACGAGGCCCTCGACCTGCGCGTCGGGAACTACGCCATGGTCGAGCTCCTGAACCCGAATTTCGAGGTCCTCGCCGAGGGCCTCAGGAGACAGGCAGTGGAGAGAAAGGAGGCGCAGAAGGATGAAAAGGACGACAGGGCTGGGCGACGCGATAAGCCGCGCCGCAGAAAGGGATTTGTGCATGACTGGTAACTGGCGCGACAAGGAGTTGCTCCGCTTCGACGAGGTGATGAAGATCCTCAACGTGAAGAGCAGGGACCCCATCTATAACCTGCTCCGCGACGGCAAGCTCCTGGCCCATCACCCCGCCGGTGCCCCCGGGACCAAGGGGGTGCGGATACTGACATCCTCTCTCAAGAGATTCCTCGAAGAGGGCGTCGTGCCGCCGGAGAAGTGGACCGAGTAAACTTCCCCTCCATTTTTTGTCCGTATTCGTCGGAATGCGTCGGAATGCGTACTTTTTCTTTTTTCCCGTGCCTGAAATAATAGGGGCATGGTCGACATCCCCACCACCGAGCCTGCGGAGATAATCGCCGGCGACACGCTCAAGTGGAAGCGCGAGGACCTCTCGGCTGATTACCCGGCGAGCTCGTGGACGCTCACTTATGAGCTCCGGGGGCCACAGCAGATAACCATCACCGCCACGGCCGACGGCGACGACTTCAGCGTCAGTGTGGGGACCTCCACGACGGCAGGCTGGACGGCCGGCGACTACTGGTGGGCGGCCTACGTCTCGGACGGCACGGACCGTTACCGGGTCGACGGCGGGACTCTCACCATAAAGCCCGACCTCGCGACCACGGGCGCCGTCTACGACGGGCGCTCGCACGCCAAGAAGGTCCTCGACGCAATAGAGGCGGTCATCGAGGGCCGCGCGAGCAAGGACCAGATGAGCTACACCATAGCCGGCCGGTCGCTCGCACGCACCCCGATAGCGGATCTTCTCAGGCTCCGGGATAGCTACAAGGCCGAATACAAGGCCGAGCAGAAGGCCGAGAAGATAGACCGCGGGGTCAAGACCGGCGACAAGATATTGACGAGGTTCGTATGAGTCTGTTCCGGAGGATAATCGGCCGTAGGAGCCGTAGGACCAGGGCGCCACGCGCCAACTACGTCGGCGCGACAAAGGACCGTCTCACCGCGGACTGGCTCACCTCGAACAAGACCGCCGACGAGATACTCCGGATGCAGCTCCGCACGCTCCGGGAGCGGAGCCGCGACCTCGCGCGCAACAACGATTACGTCCGCAAGTTCATGCGCCTCCTCAAGGCGAACGTCGTCGGCCCCCGGGGGATACGGGTCCAGAACAGGGCCAGGCAGGAGGACGGGTCGTTCGACGTCGCAGCCAACGAGACGATCGAGAAGGCCTTCCGCGCGTGGAAGAAGAGGGGGAGCGCGTCGGTCTGCGGCAGGAAATCCTGGCTCGACATCCAGAACCTCGTAATAGAGAGTGTCGCCCGCGACGGCGAGGCCCTCGTCTACGAGGCCCGGGGCAACAGGCACAACCGTTTCAGCTATGCGCTCCAGGTGCTTGAACCCGACCTCCTGAACGAGGACTACAACCGCGAGCTCCCGAGCGGCAACCGCATCAGGATGGGGATAGAGTTCGACTCCTACGACAGGGCCGTGGCCTTTCACCTCCTGACGAAGCACCCCGGCGAGTACTCCTACACCTGGTCCGGGCAGAGATACAGGACCATCCCGGCAAGCGACATCATACACGTCTATATCGAGGAGAGGGCGACACAGTCGAGGGGCGTGCCATGGACCCACACGGCCATAATCAGGCTCCGGATGCTCGGCGGTTATGAGGAGGCTGAGCTCGTGGCATCAAGAATAGCGGCCTCGAAGATGGGTTTTTACCAACAGAGGGAAGGGGCGGCGGAATACACCGGCGACGGCAAGGACGCCGACGGGAACGTCATAACCGAGATCTCGCCCGGGGCGTGGGAGAAGCTCCCTCCCGGCTACGAGGTGGCGACCTTCGACCCGAGCCACCCTTCAGGCACGTTCGAGCACTTTGTCAAAGCCGTGCTCCGGGGCGCGAGCGCCGGCATGGGCCCTGGGTACAACACCCTGGCATCGGATCTGGAGGGAGTCAACTACTCGAGCCTCCGCCACGGCGCGCTCGAGGAGCGGGACTTCTACCGCACAATACAGGCGTGGTTCATCGAGGCCTTCTGCGAGAGGGTCTACGAGAGCTGGCTTTCGATGGCGCTTCTCACCGGCGCCGTGCCGTTAAGATACGCGGACTTCGACAGGCTCCACGCCCCGAAGTTCGGCCCCAGGGGCTGGGATTGGGTGGACCCGCTGAAGGAAGTCAAGGCCGACATTGAGGCCGTCAACGCCGGGCTCTCGTCCAGGCAGCGGGTGCTCGACAAGCGCGGCTACGACTTTGAGGACATAGTCGATGAGCTGGCATATGAACAGCAGTATGCGCAGGAAAAAGGAGTAACCCTCTCTATTGATACAAAAAAACGGCAAGGAGGTTAATGATGTTAATAAAGGCGGTCAGGGATAGATCCTGGTACAGGATACAGGCGAAAGGGACGAGCGAGGCTGATGTCTACATTTACGACGAGATAGGACTGTGGGGCATAAAGGCCGAGGAGTTCGTCAAGGACATCAACGCCCTCGCCGTCGACCGGATAAACCTCAGGCTCAACACTCCCGGGGGGGGCGTATTCGACGGCTTCGCGATATACAACGCCCTCAGGTCGCACAGGGCCGAGGTCATAACCCACATCGATGGCCTCGCCGCCTCCATCGGCAGCGTGGTAGCGCTTGCCGGCGACACTGTCAATATCGCGCAGAACGCATTCTTTATGATTCATAATCCGCACGCCCTGGTGCTGGGTGAGTCGAAGGACATGCGGAAGATGGCCGACACCCTCGACAAGATAGCCGGCGCCATCGTCAGGACCTATGCCGACAAGTCCGGCAAGAGCGAAGAAGAGATACAGCAGATCATGAATAAGGAGACATGGTTCAATGCCGACGAGGCGAAGGAAGCGGGGTTTGCTGACAACGTAACAGAGACGCGCGAGGTGAAGGCGCGGTTCGATTTGAGCGCCTTTGCCCGCGTACCGAAGGAGCTCATCGAGAGCGTATCACACGACACGCCTACGGAGCGCGAGCTCGAGAGGACCCTGCGGGAGGCAGGGGGCTTGAGCCGCGCCGCCGCAAAGGCGGTCATGGCGAGGGGATACAAGGCCCTCTCCGGAGACCGGCGGGAGGCCGGCGCCGGGGGTCAGCGGGAGGCTGACGTCGGAGAAAACACAACAGCAAAAGGAGGAAAAAAAGAAATGAACAAATGTATACACTGCGGCACCGAACTGGCCGAAGGTGCGATTTGTCAGTGCGAAGGCGCGAGAGCGGCCAGAACTGCCGGACAGATAGACGTCAAAGCCGCAACGATAAAGGCCGCTGAGGAGGCCGGTAAAGCCGAGAGAGAGCGGGTTTCCGAGATAATGGCCATCGCCGAGGCGCACGACTGCGCCGAACTCGGCAGGCAGTATATCCAGGGCGGCCAGACCATGGACGAGTTCAGGGCCGCTGTCCTCGAGCAGAAGTATAAAGGGACCCCGGTCACACAGTCTCCCGAGATAGGGATGAGCGCGAAGGAGAAGAATCGGTTCTCGATCGTGCGCGTGATAAACGCGATATCCGAATTCAAGCCGCTCGACGGGCTCGAGAAGGAGGCGTCCGACGCGGTGGCGAAGATCTGCGGCCGTCAGCCCAAGGGTTTTTTCATTCCGTACGATGTCATGACTTACGACATACGGGCCGACCTCTCGGCCGGAGATGCGACCAAGGGCGGTTACACCATCGGCACCGAAGTCCTTGCGGGCTCGATGATCGAGCTCCTGCGAAATAAGATGCTCATATCCCGGCTCGGGGCAACGCAGCTCGGCGGCCTCATAGGGAACATTACCATACCAAGGGTTACCGGCGGGGGCACGGCTTATTGGCTGCCTGAGACCGGTGCGGTCACCAAGAGTGACCAGGCCTTCGGGCAGCTCGGGCTCACGCCCCACAAGCTCGCGGCGGATACGGCCTACAGCAAGGAGCTCGTCATGCAGAGCTCGATAGACGTCGAGGCCTTCGTGCGTAACGACCTGATGAGGGTGCTTGCCATCGAAAAGGACCGTGCGGCCCTCGACGGATCCGGCTCGGCCGGCGAGCCTGTGGGCATACTCAACACCACAGGCATAAAGACCGTCACCTTCGGCGGCGCGGCCACGTGGGCCAACGTCGTGGACTTCGAGACGCAGATCGCCGACGCCAACGCGGATGTCGATGCCATGAGTTACCTGACCACCCCCGCGGTCCGCGGCAAGTGGAAGACCGCGGTCAAGGTCACTAATCAGGCCGTATTCCTCTGGGAGAGGGGCTCCGAGAGGGGCGTCGGAGAGGTCAACGGCTATCCTGCCTACGCGACCAAGCAGGTCCCCTCGGACAAGGTCGTTTTTGGCAACTGGGCGGACTTGATAATCGCTGACTGGGCCGGGGTGGACGTGGTCGTGGACCCCTACTCGCTCAAGAAGAACGGGCAGATAGAGGTCACGATCAACATGTGGACCGACATAGGCGTTCGGCACGCCGTGAGTTTCTGCGCGTCCACGGACAGCGGAGCGCAGTAAGACAATGAAGGTCCGGATACTCAAAAACACCTCGGTCAAGGGGGAGCCCTGCTCCCCCGGCGAGGTGAAGAATCTCGACGATGCCGACGCAGGGGTTCTCATCTCGTATCAGATGGCCGAGCCCGTAGTGGTGGAGGAGCCGCCATCCATGGAGAAGACAACGCTAAAAAGAAAAAGGAGGAAATAGACGATGGGCATGATCATAGACCTTCAGAACGAGCTTAACGAGCTCAGCCTGCTCGCCGACACGTACACTGCGAGCGTGAACGGCAGCGGCGTGGACCTGCAGGGCTACCAGGGCAAGCTCAAGGTGATGCTGAACAGCGGCGCAGGCGGCGGCGCGGACCACTCTCTCGACGTCAAGCTCCAGGAGTCGGCCGACAACGCCGCGTGGAGCGACATAAGCGGCGCGGCCTTTACACAGGTCACCAACGCCGGGGCCTCGTTGCAGTCCTTGGCCGTGGACACGAGGGGCGTCAAGCGCTACATCCGCGCGGTGGCCACCATAGCCGGAACGTCGCCGAGCTTCGGCTTCGCCGTGACGGCCGTCGGACAGAAGCAGATAAGGTAGGCAGATAAGACAGGGGATGGGGAGGACCTCCGGGTCCTCCCCACTACAAACAATGGCCTTCGATTACATAGCCGACCTCTCCGAGTTCATGGATGAGACTGATGGTTTCGGCGAGGCCGCCACGCTCATCGACAAGGACAAGGCGATAACCACGATCAGCGTTATCTTCGACCCGGAGAACCTCTACGTCGACCCCGAGACCGGCGCGACCGAGAACGCGGGGCCGATAGCCTGGGCGAAGAGTGCGGACGTGGAGGATGCAAAGCATAAGGACATCCTTGAGATCGACGGCACGGAGTATGAGATCAAAGGAATCAAGCCCGACGGCTCGGGCCTGACAGCCCTGATACTCGGCAAAACATGAGCAATCTCGACACCATACAGGCGATAGAAGCGAACCTCAAGGCGATCCTCACGACGACGCTCGACTGGGACCTCGAGGACCTCTCCGACAACCCGCTGGTAGACGACACTACCCGCACGTTCTGCGAGCTCGACTACGGCGGTGTTGCGGCCTTTGAGGACCTCTTTAACGAGCGCCCCTCGTACATCGAGGAGTCGTTCACGATCCGCGTCGTGGCCAACCGACCGACGCACGCCGCGCGCAACCTCGAGGCCCAGACGGCGATCCATGCGCTCCGGGGCGCGCTAAACGTGGCCGCACTCAACGTAGGTGCGCTCTCCGCGTCAAAGCTCGTCTCGCGCGTGGCTCACCTCGGGGGCCAGGTCAACCAGGACGGCCCGTTGGTGTCCGTAGAGTACACCATCCGCGTGCGCTACCGCGAGTCATAGGAGGTGTGAAAGGTGGAAGATAAGAAAGAGTACAAGATGAAGCACTCGGGCCGCACGAGCGAGATCGGTGAGTTCGTCAAGGGGCAGGTGATACCCCTGCCCGCGCACATAGGCCGGGACGCGGTCAAGGCCGGCATCGCCAGAGAGGTCCGGCCCGTAAAACCCAGAGACAAGAAAGGGGAGGTGAAGAGCGATGGGACTGAGTAAGGTATACCTCGGCATAGGAGAAGAGGCGGCCCGGGGAACAAAGGAGGTGACGAGCGTCGGCTGGATCCCCCTCCTGAATACGGGCCTGCCGAAGATGGAGTTCGACGAGAAGCCGCGCGAGGAGTACCGTGGGCAGGCCTCGCATAAGGGGGAGACGACCATCAGGCGCTACTCGCGCAAGTGGGCCTCTTCTCTCGAGACGCCCTTCTACACCGAGGCCGGCGGCGTGGCCGGCATGGTCGGCACGCTCATCAAGCACTTCTTTGGGCACGTATCGAGCGCGCAGAACGCCACGACCGGCCAGTACGCGCATATGTTCTCGTACCCGGACGACCCGTTCGCCACGGCCAACCTCGGCGCAAAGGCCCTAACGCTCAACCACAACGTCAACGAGGGCGCTGTGATGAAGAACTGGCCGTTCGTCGGCGGCCGGGTCAAGTCCATTACGTTCGAGCAGGAGCCAGGCAGCCAGCTCAAGATGGTAGTCGAGGCCTTCGGGCAGTACCGCGACGCGGTCACGGCAGAGCTCGGCTCTCAGGTGTTCGTGGCCGAGAACCTCCGGTGCGACTACAACGCGCTGACCGTGCGCCAGGGCGCCGCGCCCACGCGGACCGGCACGGCCCCGGACTACACCGACATCACGCTTGCGTCCGGCAACGTCATCAGCCCGGACAAGCTCAGCATCAAGATAGAGAACGGCTTCGAGGACGCGCTCCGGCTCGCGGGCAAGGACTACGCCGACAAGACGCGCGTGGCCGCGAAGCTCTCGGCCTCGATAGACATGACCTTCGACTGGGAGGACCCGGCCACGGGCTTCTCGTCCGTCTCGGACTTCAACGCCTGGGTCGCGTCCTCGAGCGAGACGAACTTCCTCTTCACCTGGGACACGGGCACACAGGCCGGCACGGGCGACAACCACAGCCTCATCATCGACGTGCCCCGCGCGCACCGCCAGGGCGGCGAGCCCGACTACGGCCTCGACAAAGACCCCATGGTCTCGCTCTCGTACAAGGCGCTCATGGACGACACCACGACCCAGTACCTGCTCGGCCTGCTCCTGAAGAACACGGCCGCAACGGTCTAACCTTAAACGTCATTCCCGCGCACGCGGGAATCCAGAGGAGGTTCTACATCAATGGCGATCATAGGCTTCGACCCGGACGAGATAATCGACTACGTGCCCGAGTTCGCGGGCAACCGCCAGAGCGACGAGCCGTGCGTGGTGCGTCTGAAGTTCGTCTCACACTCCAAGATCAACCGCTACGCCATGCTCATCACCGCGCGGTGCAAGGGCGTCACGTCGGAGAAGGAGCGCGAGCAGGTCGTGCTCTCGGTCCAGCGCCAGCAGTTCGTCGAGAACGTCGAGTCGATAAAAGGGTATTACGTTAAGGGCGAGGAGCGGACCGACCCGGAGCAGGTCTACAAGCACCTCGACAAGAGGCTCGTTGCCGAGATAATTCAGGCCATGGAGGACAGCCAGCGCCTCATGGAGGGCCAGGTAAAAAACTGACGGCGGGCTTCCGCCTGAGCCTGCTCGTCAGCAGGGACGGGAGCCCGTTCGATTGCGAGAGTTGTACCGAGCGTGACCGACAGGTCCGCAACTGCCGCAACCACCGCAGGCTCAGCGACGAGGCCCGCGCGGTCGAGAAATACACCTGGCCGATAGCGGCCGAGCACAGGGACAAGGGGGCAGGCAAGGTGTTCGTTCTCGGCCGTCTCCGGCTCTACGAGTGCCCTCTCACATACGTGGAGCCGTGGGCGCAGGAGGTCATAAGGCTCGTGCTTCGCATAGCGGACACAAACCGCCTTTTATTCCCCGGCGAGTGGGGAGACCAGCCCCACTGGCTCGTCGAGGCCTACGACATCTACCGGGCGGAGCAGGTCCGGGACATTAAGAAGAGAGAAAAACACGGTGATTAGAGAAGAGCTCGCCATAGTCATGTCCGCAAAGGACGGCATCAGCCGTGTGATGAGCGCGGCCGAGAAGAGCGTCAACAGGTTCGGCGCCCGCGTCGATAAGGCCTTCGGGCGCGTACAGAAAAACTGGGTGGCCACGGCGGCCAAGCTCTACGCCCTCAAGAAGGCCTTTGACTTTGCCGACGAGGCCGCAAAGTTCCAGCAGATGGGGCAGGGGTTTGCCAACGTCGCGGCCTCGCACGGGGCGTCTGCCGACCAGATAATGGCCAGCCTTCGCCGGGTCTCCGCGTCCACCATATCGACGGCGAGTCTCATGAAGAGTGCGGGCACGGCCATGGTCCTGGGCATCCCGGCAGACAAGCTCACCGAGATGATGGAGATCGCGCGGGCGTCGGCGCGCGTAACCGGGCAGAGCACCCAGCAGGCCTTCCACGACATAGCCCGAGGCATAGGCCGCCAGTCAAAGCTCATCCTCGACAATCTCGGCATCATCGTCGACGCAAAAGCGGCTTACGAGACTTACGCGGACTCTGTCGGCAAGACCACGGCCGAGTTGACCGACCTCGAAAAAAAGCAGGCCTTTGCCAACGCCGCCATGGAGGCCGGCCGCGACATCGTCCGGCGCGTGGGCGTTGAGGGCATCACCGCCGCCGAGGGTATCTCTATTTTCAAGGCGAAAACCGCGGACCTCAAGGTCACGTTCGGTAAGGTGCTCATAGCAACGAGTGCGTTCATTACCGCGGGCCTAATGGGACTTTCATCGGCTTTTGCATCCACGGCCGCGACGATTGCGAAATTTCTGAGCAGGATCGTCGGCATCGGCGAGAAGCTCCCGTTCGTGGGCGAGAAGTTCGCCGGGGCCTCGGCCGCGCTCAAGGACTTCTCCGAATTCGAGTTCGGCGCCGCCAGGGAAGCGGCGAGGCTCTCCGAGGCCGCAAAGCGGGTCGGCAAGTCCATGTTCAAAAAGACCGAGGCCATAAAGGGCGCGATAGTGCCCACCGCTACTCTCGCCGCTGCGGATAGCAAGGCCGCAGCGGCCTCGGACAAGGTCGAGACCTCCATAGCCCGTGTCATCTCCCGGACCGCGAAGCTCGGCGCTTCTAAGACCGATCTCCTTACCCTGCAGGCCCAGGAGCTCGTCACCCTGGGCGCCAGCACGGACCAGCTCGTGCGCTACACGGCGGCCCTGCAGGCCATGAGCGACAAGGAGGAGCAGATCGCCGCGGCCAAGGCGGCCGCTGAGGCGGCGAAACGGGCCGCAGACGCTCGAGAGAGCGCCGCGGGCAAGCTCGCGGTGCTCGGGGCGGCCCCGGGCGCACCCACGCCCGAGGACGAGTTCAGCAAGGCGTGGATAGGATACCAGGCACAGCTCGACGCGCTCGAAGAGTTCAACACGCGCAAGATCGGGTTGATGATTGCGGCAGGGGCCTCGCAAGACGAGATTGAGGCCGCGTATACGGCCATGACGCTCGACCGTGAAAAAAAGAAGCGGGACTTTCAGCTCACGGCCGCCTCGCAGACCTTCGGGGGCATGGCCAACCTGATGCAGAACCTCACTGTCCTGACCGGCAAGGAGGGGGGCGCGGCCTTCAAGGCCATGAAGGGCTTTGCCATAGCGCAGGCGACGATCGACACGTACAAGGCCGCCACCGGAGCTTATGCAGCCCTTTCATGGATCCCCGGAGTCGGTCCCGCTCTTGGTGTTGCCGCTGCGGCCGCCGCCGTTGTGGCAGGCATGGCCCGTGTAAAGCAGATAGAGGCCATGCACCCCGGCGGGTCGGCCTCGGGCACGACGATCAGCGCGGCCGGCACGGCCAACCCGTCGTTCTCCGGCGGTGCGCCTTCGGCCTTTCCCATCCCGCAGAGGATACAACAGCAGGCCCCTGCGCCCATAAAAATAACGCTCACAGTCAACACGCTCGACGGGCGCGATGTGAACTGGGAGCGCATCGTCGAGGACAATCTGGGCCCGGCGCTCGAGCGAATACACGGCGACGGCAACAGGCCGTTGAACATTACTGTGGCGGAGGTATAACGTGGCTTCCTGGGCAAAGATAAAGTTCTTCTGGTCAACCATGCTCGGCTCTGCGGGCTCGACGTTGACTGCGACCTCTACGGCCTCGGGCTACGACGTGGCGAACATCTACAACATGCTCGAGACGAACATGTGGAAGTCGGCGAGCGCGGCGGACCAGGCGGTCCACTACGACGCCGGTGCGGGCAACGCATTCAGCGCGGACTACCTCGTCATCCTCGGCCACAACCTCGGCACGATAGGCGCGTCGGTCCTCTTGCAGGCGTCGGCGACCGGGGCCTTTGCCGGGGAGCAGACCGACGTCGTCAACGAGGCGATAACCGCAGATACCGTCTATTTGAGGGAGTTCACATCTCCGGGTGCGCTCAGGTACTGGAGGTTAAGCCTGATCGGCATGAGCGCGGCCCCGTACATGACGCTCTGCATCTGGGGCGACAAGACCGAGCTCGACTACGCGTCCTCGTCCTTCGACCCGAACGCCGAGGAGGTAAAGGCCGCTGTCAACCTGAGCCAGGGCGGGTACGTCACGGGCGTGCACACGCGCTACACCGAGCGGTCCATGCGGCTGCGCTTCAACGACGCGGACTCGACACTCTACGCCAAGGTCAAGGCATGGTGGGACGGCTCGGGTCTGAAGAATTTCTTCGTAGCCTGGGAGAACGTAAACAATCAGAACGATATTTTTCTGATGCGGCCGTCTGCCACGTTCAACAACCCGCTCGTGCGCGGCGGCGCGTACAGGGACATCACGATAAATCTCAAGGGGAGGAAGGCGACTTAGACGACGACGGCGCACGACGCACCGGGCGGAACAAAAAGGTGTCGTCGACGACACAAAAAGGCGTCACCGGCAACCGGAATATAAAAAAAATGGCCATCACACTCACAACCGCATACCTCGCAGAGTTGAAGAAGAACGAGAACGCCCCGAACGTCATCCTCGAGGTGGCGCTCGACTCGGGCACCGTGAAGTGGGGCCAGAGCGCAGGCGGGTTCACGGACGTGCTCCCGGTCGTTACTTCGGTCGGCGCGCTCACGAACAGGCTCGACGAGAAGTCCGGGTACTCGACGCGCGGGTCTATCACGTTCGCAATAGCAGGGCGCGATAATTTTAAACAACTCATCCGCGACGAGTACCTCAAGAACCGCCGCGTCACTCGCAAGGACGGCTTCATCGCGCCCGGGTTTACCTACGCCGACTATGCGGCCACGTTCACGGGCATCATCACGGACTGGAAGCGCAAGGGCGACACGCTGACCATCACGGTGAGCGACGATCTGCACAGGGCCAGGACAAAGATACCAATCGAGAACGCGACCAAGACCCAGACGCTCGACTACCGGAACATGAACCCGGTCGAGATCATGCTGGACCTGCTCGGCACCCGGCTCGGCATCTCTGCCTCGCTCATCGACACCGCGCAGTTTAACAGCGAGAAGGCCGCGTGGCTCGCCTCGTGGGTCTTCGACCGGGTGCTGACCACGCCCAGGAAGGCCGACGAGTACCTGAACGAGCTCCAGCGCGAGACCAACTCTTTCATTGTCCACGACGGCGAGTTGATCTCGTTCAAGGTCTTTGCCCCGCCCGTGCCCGGCTCTACGGTTGAGGAGTGGACGGACGCGAATAACATCCTCGAGAACTCGCTCTCGCAGGCCTCGGGCTACAGCGACGGCTTCTTCAACCGCATCGTGGTCCTCTACGACTACGACGAGTCGGGCTCTGACAGGGATGAGAACTTCGAGTCCTGGCAGATCTCGGGCGACGCGGCCAGCCAGGACTCCACGCAGTGGAGCGAGGTCAAGACAAAGACGATCAGGAGCAAGTGGATACGCTCGCTGACCTACTCCTACACGTCGAACATCACGGGCCTCGTCGTCTACCACGCCTCGCGCAACAACGGCGCGGGCGCGGGCGCCATCAGCTTCACCTACGACGCCGGCGGCAAGCACACGCTCCAATACACGGCCCCTGGCGACTCCATAGGCCCTGCCGTGACCGTCTCAAAGGACGGCAAGTTCCAGCTCCTGAGCGCCGACGCCACGCGCTACATCCGCGTGGTCGTGACCCATGCGTCTCTGCCCGCGTCGGACGCCTCCGACACGCTCACCCTCACGGCCCTTGCCGGAGACACGCTCGCTGGTACGCTCGCCCAGAAGCTCCTTGCGCGCTTCCGCGACCCGGCCTCGCGCGTGACGCTCGAGGTGGACATAAACAACGCGGCGTATAACTCGACCTTCATCAAGCCGACCGATCTAAAGGACCTGACCACGGACGAGGCCGCTGAAAAGGGCGAGATAAGCTGGAACAGAGAGCGCGTGATGATAACCTCGGTCCGCCCGGCGGGAGAGCGTGTGAAGGTCGAGGCCATAGAGACGAAGTTCTACCGCAGATACGGGTTCATCGCGCCTGCCGGGCAGGCCGACTACGTAGCGGCCACGGCCGCGGAGAGAGAGCGGGCGTACATAGGAGACGCCAACAACAAGGTCAACGGGGGCGCGGAAGATGGATACTATATCTGGTAAGCAAGTGGTCGAGTTCCTCGCCGACACGGTCGAGTGTCCCAGGTACAAGGCCGTATGCTGTCACATCGAGGTGAGCCGGTGCAAGGAGTGCGAGCACCACAGGGGCGTCGTGAAGGTGACCGAGCTCAGGGGCGTTGAGATACGCGACGTGCTCTGCGGCCTGCCCGTTACAAAGCGCATAACGAGGGTGATAAGAGAGACAGGGGGGCAAGATGGGAGCACCGAGTAAGGCATGGGTAACGATAGCGGACAGCCAGGTCGACGCGGACAGCCCGCTCGACACCACGCTGGTGACGGGTCTCAGAGACGACGTCGAGCACGTGCGCGAGACGGTCTATGACCCGGCCTCGCACACGGCGGCCCTGGCGCACAACCACGACGGCATCAACAGCGCCGCGGTTACCGTCTTTGCCGGCGGGATTCAACTCTTCACATCATCGGGCTCTTTCACCGTCCCGGCCAATGTCACGAAGATCCTCGTCGAGATGGTAGGCGGCGGCGGAGGTGGAGGCCACGGAGGGAACGGGAACCCGCTCGGCGGCGGCGGAGGCGGAGGCGGTTTCTATAAGGGCATACTGACCGTGACTCCGGGGCAGGCCTATACGGTTACGGTCGGAGGCGGTGGCGCAGGAGGCACAATAGCCGGTATTGCTCCGGCAGGCGGCACTACGTCTTTCGGCACGCTCGCCTCTGTCGCGGGTGGAGCCGGAGGGCAGTCGGGCGGTGGTAATCCCGGCACAGGCGGCGCCGGCGGCGCGGCAGGAGGCACGCTCGGCAGGGCCGGCTCAAACGGAGGCACCGGGACATCATCCGCGCCGGGCGGAGGGGGTGACGGCGGCGGAGTAGGCGACTCGACCGGCTACGGTGCGGGCGGCGCCGGTGGGTCGTCGGCATCGGCAAACGGCAGCGCCGGAGGCGCAGGGTCTTTGATCGTCTGGTGGTAAAGGAGAGAGGGGCCCATGCCCGAAGTCTCGGCCATAAACGTAGCGGTGACCATCTTGTCAACCTTCGTCCTCGCGCTCTTCGGCATCGTGGTCAACGGGCTGAGGGGCTCGATCAAGAAGAACGCCGACGACATCTCGCTCTGCTTCGAGGAGCACAAGCAGGCCTACGTCTCAAAGGAGGTCTTCGACGTCTCGGTCGAGAACCTGAAGCAGGAGATGAGCGAGGTCAAGAAGCTGAGCCAGAAGACCCACGACGCGGTACTCACGCTCGTGGCAAGGGAGGAGAAATGATCTGGGACCACGTCAGGGGATTTACAGAGGCCGAGGCCTGGGGCGAGCCCGGGCGGATGAACGGGCTTCTGCTTATGCTTATGACCGCGCTCCGCGCCGAGTTCCGGTGCGAGGACCCCACGGCGCAGTTCATCATCCACAACGGCTTCGCCACGTCCGGCCACTCGGAGAAGTCTCAGCACTACGTGGGCAACGCCACGGACTTTCACATCGTCTCGCGGGTCCCGTTCACCGAGCAGGTCGAGCTCGTCGAGGGGATATTAAAGGACCTCCAGGTCGCCCACGTCGTGGGCCTCGGCATCTACCCGACCTGGCGGCACAGGGGCTTCCACCTCGACGTAAGGGGCAGGCACTCGCGATGGGGCTTTCTGGGCGAGCGCATGGTCTCGTTTACCGAGGCTCTCTATCATGCGAGGATGGACTGATGTACGACGAGGCAAAGGCGATCGAAGAACTCAGCGCCATGAGCCGGGAGGCTCGTGACCACCTCGGCCACGTCATCCGCAACGCCATGCAGACCATAGCCGGGGCCGTGGAGATGGACCAGGCCGACCACGTGCCCGCATACATCGAGCGCCTGAATACGGAACTGAGGAGGATGGCATATGAGTTGGATGGGCAAACTGATAGGCACGGCCACGGCCGCGGGCATCTCCGAGACGCTCGGAGGCGTGGGCGAGGCGGCCATAAAGATACGCTCGGCCATCACCGGGGAGATAACGCCCGAGAAGAAGGCCGAACTTGAGCGGGCCGTCCTCGACCTTGAAGGCGCGGTAACAAAGGCCCGCTCCAACGTAATCATAGCCGAGGCAAAGGGCGCAAGCTGGCTCCAGCGCAACTGGCGGCCCATGCTCATGCTTACCATCATCGTCATAGTGGCGAACAACTACATCCTCTACCCGTACCTCTCGATATTCACGGATAAGGTTCACGTCCTCGAACTGCCGGACAAGCTGTGGGCCTTGATGGAGATAGGCGTGGGCGGGTACATACTCGGACGGACGGCAGAGAAAGTGAAAGGGGTATAGCAATGCAAGTAATCTTCCCGGCAAACTGTACTACCGAGGCTTCAAGGCTCTCGTTTTGCTACAAGCTCGACGAGGCGCTGAGGCAGGAACACAACGCAAAAGGAGCGGACTATCGTAATGGTGTTATCACAAAGGCCGAATGGGAGACGTATCTCACGACGGTCTTTGAGCCGAGGTCCAAGGCGATTCACGCGGAGATAGGTAAGGCAAGGGCGGCGGCAGGGACAGGAACATTCTGGACTCCTGACTTGACAACGGATATAGCGTAATGGCGAACGAGAATTTTACTACATATACAGAGACCGACCCGAACGCTCACATAAGTACAACCTCGACACGCGTTACGTTTGCGGGTTTGCATAGGGCCGAGACTGCATATTTATACACAGATAAGGGTGCGGCTCACTTCAGCGGGAACTTTACCCTTCTTGTAACCATCCACTGTGAAGGTGCTGTTGATAATGGCGCTGTAGGATTATGGGCGATAACCAACGACCTTGATGATATAGGCAATCTTGACGCATCTTTATTGTCGCATTTCAGGGTTCAGTACAACGAAGGTTCGGCGAATCCTGGTACTTTAATACTGGTTGAGAATGATTCGGGGGGGCTATACGGTGATTCTGTTTTCGAAACAACACCGTTTACTCGATATTTAGCTATTACACGGGATGAGTCAATCGGAACTTATGGTACGTTGATTTGTAAGGTATATTCAGATTCCGCCCGCACTATCCTTGAAGGAACCATAAGCCTTACGCTCCATTCTTCGAAAAAGGATTTTAGATATATTTTTGGAGTATCTTCAATCTCTGGTGGTACTTCGTCACAAATTTCTAACGGTTATATTGAGAACTTCGACCTTCAGGGGGCGGCCGTAACCGTCCCCTGGCATCTATTCTTTAACAGAGGAGCATAACAATGGCAAGCAGAGGCACGAGTATTACGATAACATACGTTGCGTGGGACACCGGCGCAAACGCCGGCAAGACCGGAGACGCGGCCAACCACACGCTGCGGGTGGTAAAAGACGGAGTATCCGCGGCCCCGACCAACGCCCCGGCAGAGGTCGACGCGACCAACGCCCCGGGCGTCTACAAGCTGACCCTGACCGCAACAGAGGCCACGGCAGACGTGGTGGTGCTCACAGGTGTGAGCGCGACCGCGAACGTCTCGATCATCCCTGTGACCGTGACCTTCGAGACGGTCATGCGCGGCACGGACAACGCGGCCCTTGCGAGTGTCGCGACCGAGGCGCGGCTCGCAGAGCTCGATGCGGCGAACATACCCACAGACCTCGCCAACATCATCGCCTATGTCGACAGCCTTGAGACCCGCCTCACGGCCGCCCGCGCCGGGTATCTCGACAATCTCAACGGGCACACCCCGCAGACGGGCGACAGCTACGCCCGCCTCGGAGCGCCGGCGGCGGCCTCTATCGCGGCAGACCTGCTCGCCATAGACAACTTCGTTGACGAGCTCGAGTCGAGGTTGACGGCCGTGAGGGCGGGCTACCTCGACAATCTCTCTGCGGGGGCCGTGGCCCAGGAGGCGACGGTGGCGGCCCTCAACGACGTGTCGTCCGCCGACGTGCAGACAGCCGTGGCCGCCGAGCTCGACGCCGCCGGGAGCGAGCTGGCCTCCATACCCACGACCACGGGCACGCTCAGGCAGAAGATAAACTTCCTCTTCCAGTACTTCCGCAACCGCCGCACGAACACCGCGACCACGCAGAAGCTGTACAAGGAGGACGGCACAACGCAGCTCGGCTCTGCCACTGTGAGCGACGACGGCACGACCTTTGACAAGGGAGAGATGAGCTGA